GCATTTACACCACGTAGATGTTAAAGAGAATAACTTAATGATTGTTGAGCAACATAGAACACTAGCTGCCAATGATGCTTATGGTGCTAGAGGTGGTTATTTAAGCGGTAGAGATGCCAAAGTAATTACATACTCAAAAGATTATGGCGAGGTATCACGATTAACGATTAACAGCGATATGTTAGCTTAATAGCTTAGCTTCATCTTGCCTACGTAAGGTTAAGCCTTTAAGCACTTTACCACTACTTTTATTATATTTAAGTATAACTTTTACTGCCCCTTTGAAGTCGCCTCTGTTTATCTTTTGGCGCACTGAACTTCTTTGAAGTGTACCCAAACCAAGATTAAAGCTAAAGCTGATAAGAGCATCAAACTGATTTTGTGTAAGTTGCACAGGACAATACAAAGCAACTCCCCGTTCAAATCGTTTAAGGTCTGCAATAAGTAGTGCATCTATCTCATCCTTTAGAAAAACTCTGTTGCAATCAATTGGTAGATTCCTACCATCATTAATGACATGGCCATAACCGATAGTCCACAAACCAGCAGGACAGCGATACGGTTTGCTGTAGAATCCTTCATAATGCTTGATTAGGTTTATGCCTACTGGGGATGTTTTCATTTAGCAAACGCGCGTGTTCCAAAGTGAAATGCTACAATTGAAGCCCATATCGTTTGCATATCTGCTGACCATAAGTTACTCATTGCTACTTGATATGTTGTTCCTGTGTGAATTGCGAAGTAGAATCCAAATAACTCAACACACACAAGTAAGCCAAACAAGCCATAGGTAATAAGAGGGCGCACCATAGCGCGCGCATTAACCACCCATGTACTTGCCCCTTTCCCGATTTCAATATCATGTTGGTATAACGCCTGTCTTTCTGCGCCAGAAGTCTGCGTTTGTATTTCGTCATACTTAATTTCCTCAAGGTCTTTTTGAAGTGAAAAGCCAGCTTTCTGTAGTTCAAGTTGTTGGGTAAACTGTAACTGTGCCATAGCTAATTCATGGCTCTTATCGGACTTATCCTGAAAGAAGTCTAAGAATTTAGGTAAGCCACCAGTTAAGAATGAGATTAAGGTTGTAAATAAAGTAAGCATATTATTGACCTATTATAGCTTTAGAAAAGTAAGATACCAAAGCACCAATTAATGAAGCAATCATCATACCTGCCCAGAACCCACCACGCCCTTTATTAGCTAAAGCCAATAGTTCATCAAGAGTTGTTTCCATTTTATCTATCTTCTTTTCCAAAGCAGATACTGTGGCTAACATTCTGCCATACTCAATGCGGTCTATTGATTCCATTATTATTTCCATTTTCTTGAGGTTATATGTGAGGTTAGCATAAGTCGTGTAAAGCCATAATGACCTTTCCAACCAATGTTAATACGGATAAACCACTTGGCAGTAAAGAACCATTGCGCCCTAAAGTTAAACGCATTGCCCCAATCTGTATACTCCCAGTTATCAACCCCAGTATCCCACTTAGCTACTGAACCAATCACCACTTCTTTCTGTGCAGGGTCTATTCCAAATAAATATTGACCAAAGCCATAAGCAGGGTTACGCACTAACCAAAACATTCTGTAAAGGTAAGGGCTAGTCGTAGTGAAGTAACCACCGAAGTGACCTTCATCTAATGGTGCATCAAAAGTCTGAAACCATCTCAAAGGCTTAATTAGCCACTCCCTACCATTTATTACAGTTACGAATAGTGGTAAGGCTAGGAGTGGTGAAAGAACCCAAGTAGCCAAAGTTAAGGCTACAGAAAATGGATAGCAGAGAAGCCATCTAAGGTATTTCATAGTGGCACATCCGCAGGAATCGGTGTGTTGCCTTCGGATAGCCAAACGAGATAGGCTTGGTAGTCTATGTTGGCTAGGTCAAAGGGTATGAAGGCGTTATCTAATATGCGGTTAATTTGATTTTCAACAATTGCACCATCTATTAATTTAATTTGTTTGTACATAGTTATAGCTCCGCAGATGCAATCCAATGACCATAGATTGAGTAATAGACGTTATTAGTAACGTTTTGAAGAACAGTAAATCCCCCAGCACCTTGATTGGCAAATACAACTGTACTAGCAGACCAGTTTACTGTTGCAGATGCCGATGAAGAAACATATGCCCATTGTCCAGAACTGTTGCCATAAGCAGTAATTGATGCGGCAGTTCTTTTTTGAACGGCAAATCTAATTGGGCCACCGAATAAATTATTGTTGCCAGCTACAGTTGCAGAAACACCATTCGTAGTAGCAAGACTAGTTGCATTTGCTCCATTAGTAGGTGCAGTTCCATCGTCAAATGATTTTTCATAATACCTCTGACACATCGCCAATTCCGCAGAATAAGGTCTATAGTCAAAGCTAGTAGCAGTAGAGCCTTTTTCTAGTTGGACACCTGTGATGTAGAAGGTAGCTAGGTTTGTTCCTACTACTGATGTTGCGCCTGTGGCTGAATAATAATTTGCTCCAGCCCATGCACCTGCTGTACCACTTACTGATGCGCCTGAACCTAATGAAAACCAAACGCTTAAGCCTTTGCCATTGGTTGCGCCAATCCATGTTCCTGTAGTGTCACCTGCAATAGTGATTGAAATTGTTGTCCATGTATTTGCTACAGGAATTGCAAAATTAAATGGGTATGCTCTAGTTTGTGCAGAATTAGTTATACACCCACCAAATGTACCAGTTAAACTAGAATAAACTTTAAATGATAAAGTTACTGTTGAAGCATTGGCTGTACCCCAATTAAGGTCTGCTGTATTAAAGCCTTCTATAGCTTGTGTAATAGCAAATACATCGCCAGTTGCTATTGAAAACGCAGACAATGATGTGCAACCTAAGTAATTGCCAAATCCTACTGGTGGTGTAACTGCCCCTGCGTTTTGTTGAACAGAGAACTTGGATGCTTGTGTAATACCAACTTTCCATCTATCAACAGTAAATGTTCCGTCTGTTGTAGGAGTAACACTAGCCCCAGCATTCCTTTGGTCAATTGCCATAGCACCATTGATGATGCGGTTTTTGAATCCTGTGTAATTATTAGTTTGGTCTGTTAAAACTGTACCTGTTGTTGCTGGTAAGGTTAATACCGTACTACCTGCTATTGCTGTAGCTTGTAATGTGATATTTCCGCTAGTAGCCCCATTTGTTACAATAGTAGAATTAAATGTTTGCGCTCCTGTAAAAGTATTAGAAGCATCTGTTCTAGCTAATGTAGCTGAAGTAGTAGGTAATGTCATAGTAGTCGCGTCAGTACCATTGACTGTCACTGAATTATTGACTACTAAAGTCTTGCCTGTAGCGACTTGTGCGCCTTGATAATCAGTTTCCCATACACCTACCGCAGTCGCTTGTGCAGTTAATGTCAAATATAAATCACAGCCCGAAGCAATAGTCCATAATGTTGCACCACCATTAGTTTTCACTGTAATCGCTAATGAACCATCATTATCTATACCATATCGTTGACCTAATGTTAAAGTAGTAGCGTCAGGCAATACTACTGTCTGTACAAAAGTACCTGTAAACACTGTGTAATAAGGGCTACTAACAGTTAAAGTAGTCGTTCCACCATTGGTAGCGATTACTTGTGTACCTAAAGCACTAGAAGTAAACGCACCAATAGAACCTGCCACCACACCACCATAAGATAACGCATCACCTGCCACTGTAGGGGCGGCTAATCCTGTCAATTTATGACTATTCATAGGGATATTTGCAGTAATAGGTGTTTGACCATCTGCAGAGATTGACCCTGTTAATGCCGTTGCAATATCATTAATTGTGCTGTTATATGCCGTACTACTAATGGTAGTGCCAGTGACAACTGGATTACCAGGCGTGTAAACAACGTATGTACCTGAACCGTTACGTGCCATTATTGATTGCTCCTTAATTGTTTTGCTAGTGCTGCATTAGCTCCTGTTACTGGGGCATTTGCAATCAAACTTTTAATAACTATTGCTTTCTTAGAATCTGGAATACCTTTAATAAGTTGTGCGGTTCGTTGAGGGTCTGTTAAAGTTTCTGATACAGCCCTTTTAACATTATCACCACCGTATCTTAACATTTTTAATAAAGAATCTGTTATTGTAGCTTCTGGAGCAATATGAGGTACTATCATTCCTGGTGCTATTTTTTCATCTAGGCCAGAATTTCCTAATTTACCGCCCATAGATTTATACTTTTCCATTACTTGCAATTGATTTCTAATTGCATTAATAGTATCCATATTATCAGATGTTAGGGCATTTGATATATCATCTTTTGTAGCAAATCTAGGTACGCCTGATTTTTTTAGCAATTGTGGCATACCACGTTCAGTAGCAGTTAAATAATTACTTGGTGTAATATTACCTGAAGAATTTTTTAATTGTCTATAAAGCTCTTGGTTTATTTCTAATTGGTTAATTGGTGCGCTTTCTGCTTTATATGCAGCTCTAGCAGAAGCCCATTCTGAAGAAGCATTTTCTAACCATTTATTTAATTGGTCACGAACTCCACCAACTTTAGTTAATGAAGCCGCATCAATCCCATATTGTGCCGCTACTGATTTATCTGTTGCTGCTTTGTCAATTGCAGATTTAAGTGTCTGTAATGTTCCAATACTATATTCTGTAGGGGCTGATGGTTTCCCTTTTATTGCTGCTCCTGTATATGGGTCATAAGTAATGCCAGTCGCTTCAGTTTTTGGAATCATAAATGTAGGGAGTGTTTCACCCTTTACTTTAGCCGCAGCAAGTTCATTCCCATGTATATCTTTAGCTATTGGCATTAACTTTTGCATTGCAGGAGAACTTAACAATGTATCTAAATTATTGTCTGATTTAACTATTGTATTATTTAATGCTGAATATGCTTTTCCTGAATTAGCGGCTCTAAAATCATTTGCTGTTTTTAATGCTTGCGCTTGTTCTTCAAGAGTATGCCCACCTGCATGAGCAGCTTGAGCATCAATCATAGCTTGATTTTTCATCTCTAAAGCATTGTTTAAAGAATCTCCTGCACCAGTTCCCCCTGTTAATTCTCCTTGACGAGCAATTAGTTCACCACCTTTAAATGCACCAGGATTGTTTAAATTATGTTCTGCTACTGTTTCGCCAGCAGTTTGCATTGAACCAAAACCACCATTATTAATGTTTTGTAAAGCATTAACATAAAAGTCTTTATCAGATGGATGTAATCTTTGTAATTCAGCTTCAGCCCTTGCTGCTATAGCTTTTTTATTCCCCATTTTAGCCGCAACTGCTTGGACTACAGGAGTGGCAAGACTTCCTACTAAAGAACTACCTGCGCCTAATCCTGCCCCAATTAAAGATGATTCAACACCAGGATTTAATAAATTTGCTGTAGCTAATCCTGTAACTCCCCCTGCTATTGCATTTTTACCCCATCCTACATTCTTAGCAAATCCACTTGCTTCTAATGCTTTTGCCAAGTCTACAGCTTCAGGGGCTACTTTTAATAATCCTTTAGATAATAATCCTCCAGTTGGGGCTGTTATAGCCATCTCAGATGCTAATTTACCGCCTTTATAACCAATAGATGATGGATTTGCACCATAATCTCTAGCTAAATTGCTATCTATATTTTCTACATTAAGATTATTATCAAGCACTCCCATTGCTTGCAAAGGTTTAGCAAGAGTGCCACCAATGCCAGCAGCTCCACGTACAGCCCCCAATCCTACATCTTTTAAAGTAATGTTAGGGTCACCTCTTGATGCAGCTTGCATTTGTTGCATAAGGGTTAATGGAGTAGGTTTATTCCCACCATCTAATGCTGTAACATTTTTATTAAATTCCTTTTGCGCTCTTGCTGTAATATCTTCAGGAGTTACAGTATCAGGCGCACCCTGATAGATGTGAGAAGTTCCATCTTCAAAAGTTACTGTAATATTCTTAGCCATTACCAATTACTCACTGTTGGTTTGTTTTCTAAAGGTTTAGGTGACGGTTGAACACTAGCACCTGGTATCGCTGCATTTGCTGCATTTCTAGCTGATTTAGGAGCGGCTTTTGCAATAGCTATCTCTTTCAACATTTGATTTAATGTTGCTTTATAAGCTCTTTCATCCATAGCTGTTGATAACAACTCTCTAGCATGGTTAATATCATCAATTCTTGATACTCCCGTAGGGCTAATTGCTCTAGCATAAGTATTAATCACAGCGTTATTTGCAGTAGCAAACGCTTTTAAATCAGGGTCATTAACATTTGTATCAAACATCACTTGAACCTTACCGAATGGCAAGAATCCACTTCTAGGCACTTTAGATGATGCTTCTTGTGCTAATGATATTGCTCCACCAGCTTCAGTTCCAGCAAGCTCAATATTAGCTTCTCTAGTACCAATTGTTCTATTTTCAGCCATAGTTCCTGCAAAGGCGGCTTTTCTTGCGGCAATATCAGAACCATTTAATCCTTGCTCTTTACCTAAAGTAGTAATCATTCCCATTACTTTTGGCAAGTTACGTTTATCGCCTCTTGCTAAACCTTGTACTACAGTAGTATCTCCTGCTAAATATTGCTCTGCAATACGTTTAGTATCGTCATCATTTAATAATGTTGCTGTTCTATCTATAACTCTATCATTTTCTTTACTTCTAGCAATGTTTACCATTGCCGCTCTAAAGGTATCATTTATGCCATTTTGTTTAAGCAATTCATCAAATTTATTTTGAGGTAAATCTAATGCTGCTTTTGCATAGGCATTTCTTTCTTTAGGGTCTGTAATCCCTGCCAAATCCATAGTTTTTTCTAACTCACTCTTAACAACTTTATCTACTTTAGGCACACCTTTTGATACTAATGTGTCGCCTTTATAAATATCATGTGTTGGGTCAAATGATTTTAAATCTTTAGGCTTAGTGTCTTCCATCAACATCTTAAAGCCTTCAGTTTGTCTTGTAGGGTCTGTACTAGCCATTAAAGCTGCTGCAATCTGTCTTGCATTTCCTGCCGCTACAGCAGGTGTACCTTGAACTGATGGCGTATATTCTTGCTGTGGTAATGGCCTAGCGTCAGGTTTTAATGCGCTTGCATAATCTTGTGGAGTGACACCACCACTAATATCAGGACTAGGCGCAGTAGGCATAGCTTGACCATTAGGGTCTATCCCATTAATTCCTTGTTTTAACATCCCACCTAAAGCCTGTCCATCTTGAATAGGCTGTGGTTGTGGGGGCGCAAAGTTAGGCATTGGTGTTGTGCCATCAATCGGAGCAGTTAAAGGCTGTTGAGGGGCTTGCTGTGCGTTTTGAATGGTATCTTGCTGTGTAGCGTCTGCTTGAGCTACTGGCAATCCTACTCCTTCAGTGCCTTGAGTACCTTGACTTCCATTAACTACGCTCATTATTCTTGCAGTATCATCTGCTTGTTGTTTTCTCAACTTTTCAGCATAGGCTTTAGCATTATCATTAGCATTTTTCTCCATCCACCCACCTGCTAAAGAGCTTCCCATCTTACCAAGTGATTCACCAAAAGTAGAATAGGCTTGGTCAGGAGCAGCCCATTGACCGCCACCGCCATTTTTAATCATCCCAGAACCTTGTGGTAATGGTGTTGCGCCTTGTTGACGTAACATTTCAGCCATCTTCATTTGTTGAAGAATACGAATTTGGTCTTCTGCACCTACATTAGCCGTAGGTACGCCACCTTTAGCTGTCATGCCAGGAATGTAGTTTCTGTAATCAAAGAAATCAGCCATGATTAAACTCCATCTAACATTGCGTAATTAACCATTTTGTAACCGCTAGGATGGTAATGAACTGCCATAGGCATCACTTTCATTACTTCATCTGCCATAACACCTTCAGAATGTTTGCCCCATACATAATCCCATGAGTATTTACCAATACCAAGTGCGTGAGTGCCTATACGTTTAATGTTAGTTTTTAGTAGTTTGTCAGAGAATTTCATAATTCCTGCTGCCCCTAATGAACCACCCAACCCCATCAATCCACCCATCATTGAGTTATTAGATTGTTGTGCCGCATTATATTGCCCCATAGCTGCATTATAATTACCTTGTGCAGCACCTAAAAGGTCTGGCCCTGCCACGTTAGCTTGTGTAGGAACATTATTCAATGTTGGGGATGATACTTGCGTACCACTTCTTAACGCATTAATGACGTTAATAGGTTGCATTTGGTTATAAGCTGCTTGTTGGAACTGTTGTTGGTTAGCACCCAAGCCTTGAGCATAATTAGCGTTAGTTTGGTTGAACAATTGGTTCTGCGTAGACAAATCTTGTTGGTTCTGCGCTTGGTTTTGACCAAATTGTTGCTGATTCGCTTGTAAACCTGCCTGTAAGCCTTGAACGGTTGCATTGTTAAGTAAGTCATTATGCTGTTGACTTAAAGCTGTCTGCGCGTTCTTATATGCTTCCGAACCTTGCATGATTCCTTGATTTGCTAACTTAGTGTCAGATTGCTCATTTTCACGCTGAATTTGAGGCTGTAATCTGGACATCATAGCATCTTGGTATGATTGACCAGGATTATATCCAGTAGTCGGTAAGTTTGAATTTAAGTCGGTTAAATTAGGCGTATAAGCATTACCCATTTGACCAGGTTGAGTAAGTTGGCTTTGGTCAACACCAGGATGACTTAATACGTCATTAGCATAACCTAATCCACCTTGAGCCGTATTTAATAAGCCTGAATTAAGTGAATTTTGTTGGTTTTGAATTTGTTGTTGTTCAGGGGATAATGTAGTAGTTAAGTTGTAAGTAGGATTTCCTGTAGTATCATTTCCTGCTGAAGAATACACCATACTCCCATTGGGGCCATATTGGTTTACACGATTAGCTGCTGCGGTAGCTTGTGCCGCTTCTTTATTTCCTGCCGCAGTCGCAGTAGCCGCCCCTGTGTAATCGGGAGCAGGTGGTGGAGAGGGGGAGCTTTTATTTACAAGCCATCCTCCTGTAACTTTCTTTTCAGGTGCGAAATAAATAGGTTCAAATTTGTTCATTTTTTAATCTCCAACCATCTGCAATCTTTTTTAAACATTCCAAGTATCACTAAATCACCTGAAGGTGATGCGCCATGTATTCTTGCATCTTCAGTGAAACCTAACTTTAAGTTAAACTGTAATGCGTGGGCATTACCTTCATCTATCAATGCTGTTACTCTATTAACTTTACATTGTTCAAAAGCATAATAGAATACAAACCACAAAAATTCTCTTGTAAGCCACTTTCTACTCATATCTGATGCAACATGTACATTGATATTTACCCCATTAAACTCATTATATACTACACCTCCAATGAGTTCTCCATCTTTTTCAATACCTATTCCAACTGATGCACCAAAATTACCAAACTCATTTGTTCTTTTTGCTACCCATTCTACAACTTTATCACCAGTGACTATCATTACAACACAGAACCATTTTCTAACACAAAATCAGTAGAAGTCCAATGTGTTTCAATCCCCAATGTAGCGGATTTAAGTCTTAATGCAGCAGCAAATCCTACCCCATTAATACCTTGCCATGATTTATTAACACCTAGATTACCACCCCAAAAGCTAGTATCCCATAGTGAACTATCCCATAGTCCATAAGATGTACCTGTATAAGACAATGTACCTAACAAATCGGTATCGTCAAAATCTATATTCAATCCTGACAAAATAGAAGGTGAGCCACTAGATAATAAGATTGGGCGAACCATTGTCCAACGCTTTAACTTCCCTCTTGAACCAAAGTAACTAAAGGCTTGTTTAGCATCAGCATTGATATTAGTACCATTATCTGCATTTGTATCCCATGCTTTACATACCACACCATTGCCACCATAATAAGGTTGCTCGCCCCAAATAACCCAACAATTAGCGTTCCATCCTGTCCAATTACACCATGCTTTAGTAATGGTGTTCATCACATATTGCTGTTGTTGCCCTATAGCTACTGGGACATTAAGAATAAGCATATTCTCTCTAGCATAGTAAAGTATTTGCCAACCAAATGTAGTGCCATAATCCGAAGCCGCTTGACTAATGGCTGCGAATATCTTGTCGGTAAGATTAACTCTAGGGTCTAACCTTGAGCTTTGTAGTCCTGCCGCCATAGGGGTTAAGCCATCTTGTGTCATCAATAGACAGTCACCTGCCCATTTTAATGAGCATCTACGCCCTACAGGTGAACCTATTTGCCATATACCTACTAATGACCATGTTGTAATGCTAGATGGGTCACTCCCTGTATAAACTAATACTTCGCCATTAGACGTAATAAACACGCAATGGTCATCTACACCTGCACCTGCATCAATAGTCCAGTTTTCCATAGCCATGATGTAACCACCAAGACGGCATATAGAACTAAAATCTAAGGCTTGAGCTACTCCTGCTATGCTTGATGATGGTAAATACCACACTTTTAATGTATCTTTCTGTACTAGCCAAATACGACTTTTAGCAAGGTTTATACTAATGCAAGTAGAAGTATCTACCCCTGTAATATCATGTGTACCATCACCATCAATCCACCATGTAGAACCATTGTAGCCACGTAGCTTATTTGCGCCATTAACTGCCATGACATAACTACCACCTGCGGTAGTGATATTGGTATATTGAAACCTAGCATTGGTAAGTGTAGTGACTACTGGTGCGCCTACTGCCCCACCTGCTGTTACATCATATATACTGTTAGTAGCACCATTGACACTTACTGCAAATAGCTTACTACTAGCACCACCTGAATAATTAATTAAGGTTTCTACTTGACCAGGCAACCCTGTAGCCCAGTTAGAATACCCTTTTCTTACACGTACATCTGATACTGTAGGATACCAATTAGTCAGATATACCGCATCTGTTGACTTCATTTCTGAAATAGAATCTCGTGCGTTCCACCCACCAATTGGCGAGGGGATTGATGCTACTGTTGCACTAGCTTTACCGCCTAATTTAGCCATCTTTAAGTTCCTCTTGCATAGCGTTTAACACTTATGCTATACTTCCCCATATCAAACATATGGGGAATATCATGGAACAATGGAAAGATATAGTTGGTTATGAAGATTTGTACCAAGTTTCTAACTTTGGAAATATTCGTTCCAAAAAAAGTGGAAAACTTAAATCCATTTGCCTTAATAAAACAGAAAATAGACCATTCCTTTCTTTGTGGAAAGAAAATAAAATTAAAATATTTAAACCACATACTCTTGTTATGACAGCATTTATTAGTCCAAGACCTGATGGTATGGAATGTTGTCATAATGATGGTAATCCATTTAATAATCATATTTCCAATCTTAGATGGGATACTGCATCTAGTAATCAAGCTGATAGAGTTAGACATGGAACATCCAATCGTGGCGAAAGATGTGGCTCTGCAAAACTTACTGAACTTCAAGTTATTGCAATACGAAATGACAATAGACTTCAGCGTATTATAGCAAAAGAATATGGCGTTCGTGAAAGCCAAATAAGCCGTATTAAAAATGGAGTTAGATGGGCGCATATTTAAGTGCCATAGGATGAGTCTGGAATATTAGCCCAACCAACCAACACTTGTGATGGTTTAGCGGCAAAACTCAATGTCGCTGCCCCTGTATCTTCAGCTTTAGCTACATTCAAATAACGGATATAATCACGCACAATATTAGTTGAATCAAAACCTTTAATCTCAAAGTATTTCTTTTTGGTTAAAAGTATCATCAATCTAGTAACAAACATGAATGTGTCGGTATCTGCTTGGAATGAGCTTTGAGCCACTCCTGAAGCAGATGTAGCCCAACCATTACTAATATACTCAAACCCTAAATATTCAGAAGTGCTGACAATTGGCCATATTTGAAAGGTAGTACCTAACATTCTCCAACGTAAACGTGGGCCAGTAGCGATATATCCTGACTTTAACCATTGCCATTGTTGCGCTGATTCTGGGCCAAGCATTTCCCAATGTTTAGTCTTATCCCATTGAGTGCGGTCAACCATGCGGTCATAGTCAGAGGGTAAACTGTATTTTTGCTGACCAAATGTGAAGGTATTAGTTGAAGCTGTAACTGTAGCAACTTGTGAGAGCGTTACTTGTGTGGCAGAGTCAACGCTTAGAATGTAAGTATCTTGAGGAATACCTGAACCTGTTACCATGTAAGTACCAGCCACCAACCCAACGGTTGTATCAATCCCCGTGACAATTGCCGAGCCTACCGTTGTTGTGGCTACTGACTGATGCCATTGGGTGGTGAACCGATATTCTTTATCCAATCCTCTCCAATTATGTTCCATACATAATTCAGTACCAGCAGCGTTCATTAGGGCAAGAATTTGAATAACATCTTGGCTTGTATTCCCTACTACAAAAGCAATAGGGGGTAGTCCTAATTCGTTAGCTACTGCTTGTGCTACGGAGAGCATTGTAGTCATGGTATTGTCCTTGCCTTATTAAAACGCTACATCCGATTCAACTTCTTCAGTAGTCTTTTTACCAAAATTAGGATTACCACGTTTCTTTGGTTCATCCTTTGTGGCAGTGGCGGCAAGGAGTTGCGCCATTTGCTCTTGCATCTTTGCTATTTTAGCATCTGTTTCAGCCTTAATGCTAGCATTTTCTTCACGTAATGTCTTTATCTCTTCATCTTGTTTTGCAAGATTTCCTTCTTCACTTGCTATTTTAAGGTAATTTTGCGCTCTTGTCCTGAAGGTAAATGCGTTCATTCCTGCCTTCATCCCCAAGTTTTGCAATTGGGCATCTGAAGCTGTGGCAATAGATTCTACAGTATAGAACTTAATTGCACGTAATTCCTCTGCCATAGCAGGGGTTACTAATGGCCATTCACTTACAGGTGTCCCTATGTTACGAGGGTCATCACCATGTTTATTCTTGTAGTACGCCCATTGTATAGGGAAGCGTTGTTTGTGGTCTTCACGCACCTCTGCGTCAACTGTAAGGGTACTATCACCAGGGACATAGATAGTAATCATATCTACATCCATAAAAATAGGGCGACCTTCTGCGTTACTGGCAAACTCATTCTTAATTGGCTTGCTGTAAAATCGTACTGCTAAACGTGAATCTGCATTTTGCACATCTGATTCTATACCCATTTTAATTCTCCAAGTAGTTGGTTAATTTGCTACATAAAACATTGATGAAATTTCTTCTTCTTCACTCCAATTAACAATATAGCCCATCTTTGAAAATAGGGCTTTCCACCATGAATAAGGTTCTACTGTTAAATGTAAATCTTGACCAATTAATTCCCCACAAATATCGTGTACGGTTGATATTTGAAAGAAACATGAGTCACATGAGTCCATTATATTTCGTATTACTGTTTCTACAAGTTCTGGCTGAATATGCTCCATTACGTCTGTACAGTACCCATAATGACCAGTTAAGATAATATTCTCTGTCATATCGCATACTAAAAATGGGAATGACTTACAATCCCTATCCCTACAGTTTTCAGCAAAGTCTATTTGTTGCACGTTTAAATCGTGCCTAATATCTTTAATAGCTTTAGAGCCTCTACCAGTACCACAGCCGTAATCAATGACTACTGCATTATGTTTAGGGTGAACTATATCTAAGAATGTTTGAGCGACTATCTCACCAGGACTTACATGGCGATACTCTGAATGTGTCCACATGGCTTCATATTTAGACTTTTCATCAGGGTAAATTTCAGGTTCAGGGATAGGGGGCTGTCTACGTACTACAGCAGGTAATAAACCATCCCCATCTACTGTAATGGTACAACCTTTATCTATTAAGTCATTAGATAGAATCGGGAATAACTCTGCCTGTTTAGCCATAGCAATACTAGCTTTATATCTAGTGCCGTCTAAAGTAACGTAGCAACAAGAATCATTCTCATTTAGCGACTGCTTAAATGCGTGACCCATCTTGTTGCGATAACTTGAATCATAGCCAAATAAGTGAATAAATCTATATCCTAAAGTATAGACTAAGCACATGGCAGATAACCCTACAGTAGTGCCACCACCGATTTGAGAATACTCAAAATCTACAACTGGCTCTGTGCCTTCTAATTCTGGGATATATGGTTGCCATAAGGTAACTTTACCTTTGGCGGATTTAAATGCGGATGGATGGCATTGTGCTGATAATAGGTACTCATTTGCATGACCTATGAAGAACTTGTTTTCTTCTCTAGCATCTACCATTACAGTGTAATCTACTTCAATACCTTGCTCTTCTAGGTATTTTGCTGCCCCATTAAGGGCGAATATCTTTTGTCCTAAACTCTTTCTCCAACGGATAGAATCAAGACAATCTGCTACTGATGGGCCACTGCCAACAATAATGGCATGACCATCATGCGGTTTTTCCATCTTAACCCAAGATATATCTAGCTTTGAGTTAGTTTCAATCTGTTTCTGTAACGTATCTATGTCGGTATTACATTCTACGATAATGTCGTTCATTTTAGCCTCTGCAAGTAGTTGCATTAGTTAATAAAAAAGGGAGAGAGATTACCTCTCTCCCCTTGCCTTACTATATTACTTAGGTAATACGACCCATCATGTGTGGGCGATTAATTGTAACAGCAATAGTAGTTGTTGCTGAAGCAATTGAAGTAGTATTAGCTGTACGTGCGCCAATGATTTGAACACCAGAAGCGTTCTTACCAATAACACCTGTAGAAATAAAGCCAATAGCTTGCTTGTTGGTAAACTTAACAGTAGTTTTCTTAACAACTGCTGTACCACCAATTTGATACCAACCAAATTGAGCGGCAGTAGCGGCAGACATAGAAACTGCTAAAGGCATACCTGATTTGTTGACTGTTGCGGCTGTTGGAATAGTTGGTACAAAAGTCGTACCATCATATTGAACAACTGCGCCTATTGCATTTGAAGCAACACCAGTTAAGAGGATAAATTCTCCGTCACCGTATGTTGGGTCATTAGCAGTAACAATCATGCCAAGTTTGGCAGGGATTGAAGGAACGACTGTAGCAGAGTTTGCTGTTGTTTGACCTACGTCAACACCTGCAATCAATGGTAAGCCTAAGAATGGTGCGGTAATTGTAAATGCCATGATAATCTCCTATTAAGCTTTAAGAACGCCCTGGAACTGCGCTCCAGAACAAGTCATGTTACCAGCCCAACCAATGAGTTTAACAATCGCATCTTGGTTAATTGCTTGACGCTCACCACCAATAGGCACGAAGTTACGGTCTTTGTGAGGGCGTAAGAAAATGTACTTAGTATTCAAGAACCACATATGGTTTGCAGTAGCGTTACCACCGATACCACCATCTAGTACCACGTCAGCAGATGTACCGCCACCGTAAAATTTCAATGAAGCAAAACCAGCAGCACCTTCGTCAGCAGAAGCAATACGTTGGATAGCTTGTAATGAGTTCACATACAATGAGTAGTAGTTGTTATCAGCAACAATCAAGTCAGCTTTATCATTACCACGAACTAATTGAATAGCTAGTGAAGTCATGTATTGTTGAATGTTTGCAGCAGAAACAGCAGCACCACCATTGGTAACACCTGAATAACTTACGTTTTTCCAGAAAGCCCATGTTGAACGGTCAATACCACCATAAGTGTTTGTATTTGTATCAGCTACGGCTGCGGCTAAACCAGTGATGTTTTTACCACCATTACCAGTACCATCTAAATAGATGTCACCAGCAATACGGTTTAACAAACGTGCTTCTGAAACATTCATACGACCATCTAACAAGTCAATGATTGCTTCTTTGCCACTGTTTTGCAACATTTCAAGACCTGACATTGTAACAGCGTCAGCGTATTGAGTAATTGAATATTGAGCAGCACTAATTGGGCTGTCAGGGCTGATATTAATCAGTTCATATCCTGAATAGCTATTAGCGTTGTTAGTTGTAGTATCGTTATACATGATTTCTTCAAGAATCACGTTACCACCACTAAAAGGGCGAACATTACCACGCTCTTTCAGGCGTTTAAGTAAAGCGTTATTGTTCGTTAAGTTGTCTGCCAAAGCCCCTGAACGGTTTTGGATTGTTGTTGCTATAATATCGGTAATAGAACTATTGGCAAATGCCATAATAATCTCCTAAATGAGTCTAATTAAACCCGACCATCAGCATGAGAATCAAATGCGGACTCTAGTGTTGACCGTCTATCCTTTGTGTCACCTGTATTTGTTTTTCCGCTTGGGGTAGCAGATTTTAACGATACATTGGTGGCTTTAGCTTTAGCAACGTGTTGTGCCTTACTAGCTTCAGTTCTCGCTTGGTCAACAAGTCGTTGTTGTTCCAATTCAAAAACATCATCTTGCATACGCACAGCTTTTGCATAAGCCGTTTCAAGGGTTGGGGCTAAACCAGACTCAAGTAATTGAGCCATAGTGCCTCTAACTGCCTCAAAATGCGGGAATTTTTCCGCATTACTCTTTACCGCATCAATTTGAGCCTGTAAACGAGAGTTCTTCTCATTTTCAGTCCAATTTGTCAAACTGTCAATCTTACTTTGCATTTCGTTAAACTGTTGACTTTGTTGCAATACATTTTGGTCTGGTGGTTGCCCACCTGTTAGCCAATGTAAAGGCACATTATAGTCAGCAGATAACTTAACAAAAGCATCTAGTCTTTGTTGGTCAGAGCCTTTTACTAGCGTTTGGTGCGCTCTACCCAAATTATTAATCCACGCAGCAGGGTGAATATTATTAGCTTGCAAATCAGCCATAAAAGGTGAAATTGCCTCTTGTAATACTCTAGCATTTTCAGCCTCACTCTTATAGGTACTAACGCCTGTTTTGTATTCAGTTTCACGTTGAGATGAATATTGCAACATCTTACGTGATTCGTCAGGGGTTAATGCCTCTCCTGCTTGCATCTTATCCCAAATAGGGAGATATTCTTTCTTCCATGTAGTCGGGCGTTGTAACTCGTTAGAGTGGTCAACTACTTCAGGAACGTCATGGGTAGTTGCTACAGGACTTGGGTTAGTTGTAACCTCATTAAGTTTTGTAGCAAACTTCCCTGATTCATCCCTTACTCGTTCTTCTGAAACTGGTGTTGGGTCGCCAACAATAGTTTCTATAGTACCATTTTCTGCTTGTTCAAAACTTGATTCAAGTGCATCTCGTAAGGAATTACCAGATTGTTCTTGTTCAGCCATTTTCTAATCCTTTATGCAGATTTATTAATTGCCCATAATGAAGCAGCACCACCAGTGATACAAATGTATTCAACTGTTGAAAATAATGTATGAGTTGCTGCCGTACCTGCTACTGCTAATGAATAGCTAGTACCAGGAATCTGAATTGCACCACCTGTAGGTGGCCAAATCTTCAATGATGCTGAAGTATCATTTACTACAATAACTGAACTACCTACGTCACAGTTAGGTAAACGAACACCATCCGCACCTGTTACTACGTTTACACCAGCCGCTAATTCAACTGCGGTTGCTAATGTTGATGAACCTGTTGCAGTTACAGCAGCAATACCCCCATGAGGGATAACTTTTGCTGCACCTGCTGCGATACCTACACCTACTAATTCTTTTGCTAAAGCCATATCTTTCTCCTAATAACGTAATTTTTCGTAAACTAACCTTGCCAACTGCTCTCTTGACCTAGAGCTAGCTGGGGCTTTATGCTCTTGATTAGATTGCTTCTCACTGCCAATTTCTACACAGTTATTTCTTTTAAGCATCTCACGGTGCTGTTTTCTACCCTCTACCATAGTACCATCTGCCATACTTTGATATGGTGCTATGTCAGCTTGTATATAATACCCTGCCGTGCTTTCAGTTCTATAACCAGTATCTACTTCTCTGGCATTGCCGTTAGCATCATAAATCCATCTATGTCTAGCCATTATTCTCTCATAATAACATTAAAAGTGCTTCTTCATCATCTTGTTCTTGTTTCATTTCATTAGCCATGAACATAAGCTTTTTTACTATAGCCATATCACTAGCCAATCTTTTATAGTCTATAGAGAAAGGTGAGAAAGCTTGTTTTTCTTTAACGTAAGGCTGTAACGCCTCTATCATTTCTTCTTCTATCTCTAGTGCATCAATTACTAATTTTAACGCTTCTTGTATCTCAGCACGTTTAGACTTCTTAATACTTTCTTTCTTTATACCACCAGTCTTACCCCATTGTACAGGAGTAGGTGTAATCGCCTTTAATAGCGAATTAAACGCAGTAGTAGCAAAAGAGTTAAATCCAAACATTAGGCATTCACAGCATCAATAAAATCTTTAGCCTTTAAAGCTAGATAAATTTGTTCTCTAGTTGCATCTTTAATATAGTCATCACCATTAAAGTTTAAGTTTTGCCATGAAATAGGGTCGTTATCCGAAAGCCTTATTTCTTTTGAAGCGTAACCAACAACAACAACCTCAATAGATTTGTTTTTAAAATCTTCTGCAATTGAAAAGATGTTCCAATATGTTGCATCAATTCCAAATTGTGTTTTTACTATTTTTAATAAAGCCATATTAACCTACTCTCCAATTTGTGCCGTCGTAATATATTGGGATTAATACCGCCCCTCCTCCAACTACAATAGCACCAAATACAGGGGCTAAAGCATCGCTAACAAAAGACCTAGCACCAATTGTAGTAGCAGGTAATGTAGCTACAGTATATACAGTTTGATTAAATACGCCCTGAATTAATGTAGTAGTCGCATAAGTAGGTTCGCCTATAGTAATATTAGTTGCGCCTCCAGTAGAACCTGTACCTATATTAATAGTTTTAGTTGATACGCTATTTGCGCCATAAGCCATATTAATAGTTAATGTAGCTGACGTTCTACCAATATTAATTGTACTTGATCCACTAGTATTATTACCTAAAGTTAAAGTCTGACCTAATGTACTTCTACCTATACTAAGTGCGCCTGTTTGTGATGTACCGCCAATATTTATAAGTGATGTAGAGGGAGTATTTACAGTAAATGACCCATTTAATGTCATAGTATTACTAAATGTTGAAACACCTGCAAATGTTTGCGTAATATTACCTAATGTTGCAAGTGCGCCTGTAATAGTTGGTAAAGTATAAGAATAACTAGTTCCAGTAACTAAAGCACTTAAATCAAAATTAGCTTGTTTAGTATTATCTGTTATATCTTGTAAAGTAAATCCTGTACCAGTTACGGACATAGTTGGTAAGGTATTTAATACAACGCTACCTGTGCCTGTAACTGCTTTACTTACTAGATTTTTACTAGCATCTGTAAATACTGCTTGAGAAGCTGTTAGCGTTGACAAGTTTGTTGTATTATTGAATGTAGCAGGATAACCAAAATTAGTAATTGTTTTTAAGTCTAATATCGGGGGCTCCATACCATCACCATAATCAGAACCAACATGAATAGTTTTAGGCGCACCATCTGTAAATAGACTTGCAATATTTTGTGCCTGTAGGATAAGCCCATTTGGACCTGTTCCAGCATCTATTATTATTCCCTCACTATTACCATATAGTTGTATAGATTTACCATATAAAACTATAGCTGTTGTATCATTATAGTCAGCACCAATAATAACATTATCCAAGGCACTAATACTACCAACACCAGTACTAATATTAACTATACGATCAAACGCAGTGTCACTAACACCTATTGAAACATTGAGAGGTGCTGCCTCCGAATTTCCATCGGGTCTTCCAACTCGAAGCGAATTTTCAATGGCGGCATCACTAATTGTAGGCGATACACTTAATACAACATTACCTGTACCTGTTTTAGTTGTAACCCCCGTACCACCTCTAGCAACTGATAATGTTCCAGTTGTACCCACTACAATAGGAAGCCCTGTTGCGTTAGTTAGTGTGGCTGATGTAGGTGTACCTAATACTGGAGTTACCAATGTAGGTGATGTGCTTAATACAACATTACCTGTGCCTGTTACTCCGTAAGATGTTCCCCATGCTGTTCCTGTTGAATTAGGTATGCCAGCACTAGGATATGTCATGCCTCCTCCGCCTGTCGCACTCAATGTGCCAGCAGAGTAGGTAAGATTAGAACCAATTGTGACGTTAGATAATCCACCAGAACCATCATTCGCTAATAGCTGTGATGACGTTCCACTAGGAGCTAATACCTTTTCAGCAGGTAAGTCACAGAATACGTCTTTAGCACCAGCAGAGAATACAATCTTAGCAGTCGTGCCTAAACTATTAGACAACACGGTATCACGAGCCAATGATCCTGTCGTATAAGTGCCTACGCCTACTTCCCATTCGCCTGTTAGTGTACCGTCAGGGTTCTTGCCTTGAATGGTGTAGTAAGTCGTGTTGCCGTTACCAATAGCTGAAAATGATTGATAGCCTATCTGTGCGCCTGTTAGCGTAAACGAACCTGTGCCTGTTACTGTAGTTGTTTCTAATACTCTGTCAGCAAGCACTATTGCCATTATTCAACTCCCTGTACTTTACCATCTGGGCCACGAATGATTTTCTTTGGTTTGTTCATATTTTCTACCATTCCTTGAATAGCCATCATGGTTTGTCCGTGCATATCGGCTAATTTAGATATATTATCTTCTTTTACAGCAACTTCGCCACCTAAATCTTCAGTCGCTTTATTACTTGCGGCTGATTCTGCTGACATTAAAGCTGAATCCATTGTAGTCTTAGCAGATATTTGTGCAGTAACAATCTTGGTAGATTCTTGAAACTCAATCTTCCATTTCTCAAAATCTTGTCTTGATTGCTCTAACATTTGCTCATGGGCAAACTTCATTTGCTCCAATTGACTATCTTGAATAATCTTAGCTTTATCCATCTGTGCTTTAAGTTGCATAGCACTTTGGTCACGCTGTTGTTCCATTTGTAATCGCATTTGGCTAGATTGTTGGTCAGCTTGTATCTTAGCTTGCTCAATCTGTGCTTTAGATTGTGAATCTTGTTGTAATGCCTGTATTTTAAGCATTTCAGGGTCGGGTTTAGGTTGTTGTGGTTGAGCGGCTTTTTGTTTCATTGCATCTGCCACTTTATCAAACTCACCTTCCATAGTGCGACCAACTTTAAATGCAGTGATGCCAAATTTAAGCATATCCATAATTAACGGAACTATGTCAGGGTTTTGCTGTCCAACCTCGTTAGCTTGTTGTAAGAACCCACCAGCCGCCTTCAAGAACTCCATTCTATCTTGCTTTTCTTGGTCTTCGTCAGCCTGTAGCATTGAATCAACTGCAATTTCCACTCTAAAGCCCATTAAAGGGTCTTTAGTCAGCATTTGAATCGCTTGCATTACATACATTTGGTCTGTTTCGCTAAGTTGTGCTGCCGCAGAGATTTTGATTAAAGTTTCAGGGGAGAAGTGTTTACACATGACTTGCGCTTTAATGCGAATAATCTCTTGTGCAAAGAACCCAACATCATTTTGCATAGCTTTTAAACGTAAACTAGCGTATTGACCTTTAATCTGTTGTGCTGTAGCAGTTTCATTAGCATTTGTTTGACCACGAATAATATCAGATATGCCTGTAATATCGTAAATCTGCTGTTTGACTTGCTCCATAGCCGCATAAGCATCACGTAATGCGGTAGCGATTGGTGTAATGTCAACTAAATCAATTGCGCCTTTAAGTCCTTGCTTCTCGCTAAATGCTGACCAGTTCTTAACAGGCAATAACGCATTGTCTTCACCTTCAGAAAACAACCTAACCAATTCAGGTACGGAAGCATCATATACACCACGTACTTTTAATGCCTTAATTAGACTATCAATCCTATCTGAAAGCATATCAAGCTCTCTAGCTTGGTCTTGATAGAGTGAAAAGTCTGGTACTGGCTCTAATGATTCATTAGTAAGCGTTGCATAAAGTGGTGGAGGGCATGGGAAGAAGTTTTCTAACTCTAATGGGTCATCACGCTTATCTAAAATCTTACCCATAGATTTTGATAGCCAAATAGCTTGACCACTTTCTTTATCCCAGATTTCATACACAAGAGCTTGGTTCTCAACCTCTTGCGATTTCATCATCTTTTTACCAGCCTCTTCTGGAGAGGTATCAAGAGGAATAATGTTGCCTAGCTCTTCGCCAAATCTTTCTACCAATGCTGAACGGCCAAGATAAACTTTACGCCATACGGCTGTGGTTTCTTCCCATGTTCTCGCTACTTTATGACCAAAATCACGCCAATGGACATAATCTACAGGCGCACACTCATATTCTATGGCTTCAGGCTGTTGTGATTCATTCTCTGCTTCATCAGCGTCTTCAGTAATCTGAAAACCATCATCAGGTGTGCCAAAATGGGGTTCATAACGCACCCAAGCAACACCTCTACCACCTAAGAACCTATCTTGTACCGCATTATTCATAGCGGAACGATAATCAGGGTAATGTTCTACCTCAAATTCTAATGCACGTTGAAGTATCATTCCTGCAACACGACCAACAGGGTCATTATCACGGAATCTACGCGTTACTTCAGGCTTTGGTAGTCGTGAGAATACAGCAGGGATAATTGTCTGCACGTTAGACCATAGAATGTTAAATTTAGTCGTAGGGTCATTATAACCACGCGCATCATCACGATACCGTTTGATTATCTTCTCTGTACGACCTTCCCACTTCTTAAATGTACGGTCATAGGTTGCAATAGCATTAACCCAATCACTTACCTCTTGGTTAGGCAGTTCTTGATTAGCCATTATTCATTAAACCGAGAAAATACCAACACATAAAGCAGTACATCCTGCTCCAGTAGTTACTGACCATGCTCCTGATTGAGAAGCTACTCCAAGCTCTAATGAATAAGTACCAGGCAATACAGTTGCACCACCTGTAGCTACAACAATTGAGGTTGCGCCATCAATAATAGTCAATGTAGCAGTTGCGGCAGTAATTACGTTGACAATAATACGTTGTATGATGTCACCCTTAGCCCCTGTAGTACCTAAAACTTGACCTGTTTGACTTACGGCAACGGTTTCATAAGCATAACCGTAGGGATAACTAGCAATAGACATAATTCTTCCTTTTTAACTGTTAATATCGTTGAAATGAAGGTTTTACTGATTTCCACATTTCGTTTAGTGTGAAGGATGGTTTACCTATCACTATACCACGCATTTCTTCTAATTTCTTTGGAGGGTCTTCTTCTTTTCTCCATGCTACCGCCAACATTCTAAAAGCATCTGAACCATGACTGGTAAAATCATGTTTGGGCTTGTCTTTTAGCATTTTACGTTCGTCATCATACTCACGTTGGTATTCTCTAAGACATTTTACACCAAATTCAGTCTTTTCTGCATCAAACCAACATCTTTTAAGTAGCACTCTACTCGCTTGAATACCGTCTTGCAAGCTCAAATTCGGGGCAATTCGCATGTTTCCAAGCCCAATTATAGCAGAAAGTTGCTCAATTATTGATTTTCCACCACTCGCTAGTGTTTTTGCTCTTGCATCATGAGGCAACCAATGTAATCCATAACGATAAGGTTTGCTCATCACAATGTCAGCATAATATTCCACATTCTCACCATTAGAAGAGTGATAATCTATCAAATGTACCTCATCTCCGCATACTTGATAGAACCAGATACTTGTATCGTCTGAATACCCCAAATCCCATGCAGTATGTACAGGAACGCTATCATCATAGGCTACAGTACAAATCCTACCGCTTTCCTCAATATCACGCATTTCTTTACCATAATAAGCACCCAATACCGCAGAACTAAATGAACAGTAATACTCTTGACGGAAAAAAGCCTCACCATAAGCCTCACCATGTTCAGCTTGCATTTCTATCAGCTCTTGCGCCATCTGTGCTTCAGTAAATATACCAGTATCATCTACAGTTAAAACTTGACTAAACCAATCCTCTGACTTTTCGGCCATTTGGAACATATCATTAAAATGGTTTTTACCACGAGGGGTTGAGTTAAACGCAGCCCACCCATTATTTTCCAATAACATAGGGCGTAAGTATGACCAACTAGAAGGATTACTTAAAGCATATTCAGAGAATACCAATCCTACAGGGGTAGAACCTACCAATGAGTTGTAATTATCAGAACCCACTAATTGAAACATAGAACCATTCAATAATTGAATAGACATCTCTTGCTGATTGGTGGATTTACGCATTTCAGGGGGGAAGGCTTCATCCAACCTTAATTTACCAGTATGTGGATTAATGGCTTGCCATAAAGCCTTACGACATTGTGAGTATTCGGGCATCAAATACCAAATATTACCCACACGTTCTTGTGAGGCACAGGCACAATGATGTAGCATCACCGCATCTTTACCACTACGTCTATGCCAACTCACTACCGCCCTCTTACCACCATCACTTAAATACTTCCATAATGGTTTCTGATAATCTCTTGGACTCCATTGATTCGGTAAACTTAATTGAGTGTTAGCCATTATTCTTGTTCAACTGTAATGGTTTCGTTATCATCCTGATTCCTATTAATAATAATAGTCACACCACTACCATTACTTAAAGTTTCAGGTTGAGTACCCCATATCCGTTTCTGTTCTACAGAAGCTCTCCAACTAAAGGCTTTCCATGTATCTCTAGCCTTCGCACTCTCAAACGCATCTGAAGCATTTAATATCATCTCTTCGGCTGTGTCTAATCTATTAGCATGGAACTCTAATTGTGCAGCTTGGTATTCGGGGTCTTTACTTAAATATTGACTAATAGCACTACCCGTAACACCTAATTCCTCAGCAATCTTCTTGGTACTCATACCACCAGCAATCTTACTAATTATCTCTTCTCTATGCGTAATAGCTACAGGCGGTTTACCCATAATTATTTCTCCTATCAATTATTGAGGGATTTCAAGCAATTTGTTTCCTTGCTTATTTTGCAATGCCCATGTATCCATATTATATGGAGGCAAGTTCCAATGTTTAGCGCCTTTATCATCTACATAATTACCAACCCATTTGGGGTCTTGTGATGATTTACTATATATGCTTTCGTTAGAAAATGATGGATGATTAGGCAATTTCCATTTATCAGTGAAATGAGGTTGTCCATCTGAAGCATTAATCGCAGTTTGAGCATCTTTATTTCCAGATAATAAATCATAATAATAACCACGCATATCATAATCATTTGATACTGGAATATTGTTATTATTTACCCAACTCTGATACATCCCTTCCAAATGCGGAGGAAGTTTTGTTTGCATTGGCGGAACTAATGGCGTTCCACTTAATAAAGCAGCAAGTTTTTTATTATCTGAAATTTCAGCCATAATATTTTCCTAATCGGTGTTGACAACTTATTATTTAATAGATTAACATAAGCATATGGGAGTTGCCAACCCGTTTTAATAATTCTGGCAGTCTGCACATAATCCTTCAAATGCAGATAGTGGGAACCCCCAGCAGTTCGGGCATGACCACTCTAAATAACCCCCCTACTGGAAGTAGTAATTTTTTGTTCAATTTCGTTATCAACCGAATAGTTAAATAATAATTAACCAAATAGTTAAATAATAACCAATTGAATCGCTCGGCTATTCCCTCCGCTACGAGCAGGGGGGGGGTAGTGCTTACCATATAAGTCATTTCAAAGTAGTTCAAGTACAGATAGAGGGGGCAAGTACCGCTACCACGATGGTACCAAACACATTCCGACAATTCTTGTCTATATGTGGATTGATTGGAATATAACCCCCCCCCTCAGCGCTCTTAGCATCATGCCGAGCCATAGGCTCATGCGTACGCGAAGCGTAGGAGATGCAGTGAGCGCGCTCTCACACTATCATGCTATTACTCATATTCTATATATACAGGTCATAAGCGATTATCGCATCATGGGATTATGGCTTGGTAATGAGAATGATTATCATTTGCATTTGGCAAGGTATGAAGTTTGGCCTATTGCCTGATAGGATTTATTTATTAAAATATTTGCTGTAATAAATAAATAATGTTTGCATTAGTACATGTAATACATTATTGTGTACTCACTGGCTAGCAATTAAGTTATCCAGGCACAATTGAAAAGGTAAAACAAAATGAGAGTTATTGAAAAACAAATGTTAGCTGCAATTACTAATCTAAAATATTTTAGTAACAGTAATACTATGGTTAAAACATACAATGGTTATTGCGATATTTACTTGCATGGCCACCATATCGCAGAATATGACAATTTCACCAATAAAGTTAAAGTTAATGTAGATACTTTGCGTAATTGGCCTACTAACACCACCAAATCACGGTTACGCGCTCTTGGTGTAAATGTTACTACCAAAAAAGGTATTACATACTTGGATAATGTAGCAGTATAACTAAATTTATCTGTAAGGCCATGATAAAACGTGGCTTTACGGGCTAATTTTGGCCAATACACAGCACAATTGAAAAGCGAGAATACACTATGAAAAACATATCACAGCACAAGGGCATTTTAGAGATTATTAGACGTGAGAATAATAGCGTAAATGGCAATCCGCGCTACTTCCTAAGAATTGACGGGTTTAAATGTTATACATCTCCCGATTCTATGACAGCCTATGCTGTTACCAATTATGACGGGAAACAAGTACACGCAACAATTGGCACATATTACGGTAAACCTACATTACATGGAATCTGGAGCGTATAACATGAATAATTACACTATAAGAGGGTTTCATTATTCTGAATTATCAGAAAAGGCCAAGACTAAAGTTAAAAACTGGCTAGATGAAATTCCATTTGATTACGAAGATGAAGCTGGCATTACGCATTATGAATATGCGAGTGATTGGAACGATGGAGAAATAAACGAGCATTGCAGAATGAATGGGTATATTTTCAATCTTGACGGCAATTATATCCATCACTTAATAGAGGATTAATCATGTATAAAATAGAAAATAAACGTTACGGGTATTTAAAGTATTTTGATACTTTATTATCCGCATATTGCGAATTAAGCTTTTTAAAACGCAATCATTTAATTCAACAAAATAGCATTATTAAATCTGTGCATTAAAAACATAAAACATTCTATAAGCCTATTCTAACCAGTAGGCTTGTGGGCTTGTTTTAAGCCGATATTATTACACAATTGAAAATTGAGGAGTTATTAAAATGAATACTTACGCAGGAATGACAAACAATTTAACTATTGATGATGTACTAACCAATTTTGAATTGTTTTTAATGAAACAATTTGGCGCAAATTGCATAGATGTTACCAATAGTTTAATTCATTCTAAAGTAGATGTTTTATTGAATGATGATTTGAATTATTGGTCATTTTGTCCAGTTTGGACTTTATACGATAGCGCAAAGCAGCAATTAATTAATGAAGGCAAATTATCATGAAAGATTTTGATATGTTTACTTATATGTGCTTGGCAATTGATACAATTTTAATTGCTACTTTTATAATTGTTATATTTCATTTTAAAGGTATTTAATCATGGATAATAAATATATCAGTAAATACGCTAAACACGATACACATTTTTTACGTGTTAGCAATCCAAACTATTATTTTGAAGAAGAGCCGAAGACAGCTGCTAAAGTGTTTTATTCAGTGTGCTTTATCCTATGCTTAATAGGTTTATTGTTTTTAGCTACTATGTAATTAAATTGGTTAGTAAATAATGGTGTGACAGCCATTATTTATTGCCAGTCAATAGCAGTATATTAGATTTATATTTAAACGTGCCACAGCGTCTTAAAATGCGCTTAATGGCCAATTATTAGTAATTCAAACCAATTGAAAGGTAATTATTATGCAAGTTAAAAAAAATATTGAGATTGGAGATACTTTTCTATCCAATGGTAAGCATAAAAGACTTTGCACTGTTAGCGATATATACAAAACCTATAATGCCAAAAATGAATTAGTCAAAACTTCTTATGTGGCTTTTCATTTATTCAATGGCCAATTGGTCAATGAGTATGATATTTGCAAAGTAACAATTCAACGTGGCTTAATAGGGAGCATATAAAATGATTACTATTTTTTATGTATCTGGATATTCTAGCTGGTCAAATAAACAGCTTTTACGTGCATTTAAGACTATTGAAGAAGCTAATAATTTTAGTATTGGATTAACTGCACCTAAAATTTATGGTATGCGTGGCAAATCAATAATTGAAGCTACAAATAAAATTTTAATGTCATTAGAGGAGTAATTATTATGCAAAATTTATATATAGTTTATGTTGGTGGCTTAGAAGTAAATGATTACTATTTAAGTAAAGAGAAGGCCATTGAATTATCAGATGAATATTTAGATGATGGATATGATGATGTTGAAATAGTCAATATTGATGATATTGATGCAAAGGATTGATTATGCTATTTAAAGATATTAAATTAAACGATAGGTTTATTTTATCTGACCAGGATAACCCCACTCAAACATCTACTGGTAAGGTTTGGAATATTGTTTATTATCCGCAATCCAAAAACCATTTAACAATTGTACATTTTGATGACGGTTTAGGCTGTGCTGTTTATGGGGGCTTTAATGAGCCAATACATAATTTTATGAATTACTTAGGGGTTTAATATGCTTATTGAACTAGCTGCAATCGTATTTTTATTTTGTATTATGGGTTGGTATGCTTTAATTCCAATATTTTTAATAATAGCACTTGCGGAATGATTTAATTTAATTTAGTATAACCAAATAGCAAGGCGTGGAAACCTTGCAACAATTCGCACGGTGCTGGTTATCCAGTAATTTAGTTATTAACGTGCGAGTTAATTATTAAGTTCCGAGCCGTGTAAATGTTAATTCCAAAGTTTACTAAAGCCTGTTACTTAACCGTGACGGGCTTTTTTTATTGCCTGTATAGTTTAAGGTAATGCTGTTAAGCATAACTACGTAATGAAAAAAGGGGGAGTGTTGCCCGCTCCTAAGCATACCGTTGTTAAGATGGTGCTGATGTAAGAAGGTGCAGCCTAAGAACCAGTGCGGAATAGTGGCGTAAGCCTAAGCAGATATTTATAAGGTTCGGTTGTAAGTGGAATAGAGCCGCGCTTAATGGGTTGTAGATATTACAATGTGTTAAGAACCTGATAAAACCCGACTTAACTGGAATACTCACTTGTTTGTTAAGGTGCGTTACCACACACGGGCTAGGTTTAGACCTTAAAAACAAAATCAACCATGTAAGGCAAAAAAACGGAGTTTAGAATGGATAAATTTTTATACTTAGATGTACCATTTAATAAAAAAGATTATGCTAAAAGCATAGGTTGTAAATGGGATAGTGCGGTTAAGAAGTGGTACGCGCCTAATGAGTTTATTAAAAATTTTTGGAATAAAACAAAGAACGATAAAGTGTTAAGTAAAACATAAAAAAGCGTAACGGCTTAATTCGCTCATAATTTGTGGAGTTATTGCAATGACTAAAACTTTTGTTTATTCAAAGTGCAAAATGTGTAATTTACGCTATCAACCTTGCACTTGGTTAAAATGTAGAACTATTGGATTTTGCTCTGACCGTTGCAATGATTTATATGAAATGAACGGCTTTGTATTTAATTCCAAATAAGTAATATATATTTATTTAATACTGTACATTTTCGTGAATACTCATGTACAATATGAAGTGTAGTAGATGCAAATGTAATACAACCTTTAAACAAAATAGATTGGAGTAGCAAAATGGAATGGAAAAACAAAGATGGTGGTGGCACGTTTGAGAATCCTGAAGCTGGGACATATAATGCGGTTTGTTATCGTGTTATTGACATTGGTACACAGGAAAACAATTATCAAGGTGTTATCAGTCAAAAACCTCAAGTGATTATTGCTTGGGAATTAGAGGAAACCATGAAAGATGGTAGGCCTTTCGTAGTATCTCAATTTTATACAGCCAGTTTAAATGAAAAGGCTAAATTACGTCAGCACATGGCAACATGGCGCGGTCGTGATTTTACCGAAGCCGAATTACAGGGCTTTAATCCGTTTAACTTATTAGGTGCGCCTTGCATGCTAAGTATTAGCGTCAATGATAAAGGCCGTAGCAAAGTTACAGGTGTAGCTAAATTGCCTAAAGGATTACAGCCACGTAAGGCAGTTAATCCACAATGCTATTTATCTTTGGATAAAGAGAATTATGACCCTGCTATGTTTGATATGTTATCTGATGGTATTAAGGAGATTGTAAAAAAATCCCCTGAATATGCTTTGGTAAGCGGTCAGCAAGCTGTTTCTGTTGATGAAAATGACCCCTGGTAGATAGATTAGCCACCTCTTAATTGGGGTGGCTTTTTAATTGGATATTACAATGCTTAAATTGCGTGATTATCAAGAAAAGTCTATTGACAATCTAAGGAATGGGTTTGCTAACCATTTAACACAGATGCTTTATGCGCCTACTGGTGCAGGAAAAACCGAAACCGCTATCTCAATAATGAAAGCTAGTGCTACTCGTGGTAATAAAATCGCTATGATATTGGATAGACGGATTCTAGTAGAACAAACTAGCGAGCGATTGACTAAATATGGTATTAAGCATGGTGTGATGATGGCTAAAACCGAGATGTACCGCCCTGATGAATTGATACAGATATGTTCAGCGCAAACATTAGAAGCTATGGAATCATTCCCCTATGTCAAGATGTTAATTATTGATGAGGCGCATACAGGCCGTAAATCAATCAATAACTTTATCAAAGCTAGAGGGATTAGAGCTATTGGATTATCAGCGAGTCCGTTTACTAGAGGATTGGGTGATATTTATTCCAATGTGGTGAATACTACCACCACGAAAGAATTAGTAAATACAGGTATGTTAGCCCCTTTAAAAGTGTTTATCGCTAAACAGATAGACATGAAAGGCGCAACCAAAGTAGCAGGTGAATGGAGTCCGTCTGAAGTAACCAACCGAGCGAAAACTATTACAGGTGATGTAGTGGTTGAATGGGAGAAAAAAACACATGAATTATTTGGTGAACCTAAGAAAACTATTGTATTTTGTGCAGGTGTGGCGCACGGGGAAGACTTGCAACACCAGTTTAGCGTATACGGCTATAACTTTATCAATATTAGCTATAAAGATGATGACGATTATAAGAAAGAGGTTTTAAAAGACTTCTCAAGACCCGATAGTAAAATCAATGGCATTATCGCTACTGATATTTTAACTAAGGGATTTGACCAAGCTGATGTAATGATTGGAGTGAGTGCTAGACCATTTTCTAAGTCTTTTAGCAGTCATGTTCAGCAGCTAGGTAGAATTATGCGCCCACATGCTGATAAATCTCATGCGGTGTGGTTAGATTTTAGTGGAAACTATATTAGATTCCGTGATGATTGGGATAAACTTTACCATGAGGGTGTGGATAAGTTAGATAATCATGGGGAGAAAAGCAAGCCAGAGCCTACTGATAAGGTAAAAGAGGCCTCTACTTGTCCTAAATGTAAGACTATTTGGGAGTGGAAAACTTTAGTATGCGCTAATTGTGGATATGAAAAGACTAAGCAAAGTGGTGTAGAGGTGTTACCTGGTTCAATGGCCGAGTTAGATGCCCAGTTATCAGCCCCACCACCTGAACCTAAAGATAATAAAGTATATACATTAGAGTTTAAGAAACAGTTTTATGGGGAGCTATTAGGCTACGTAATGAAGTACGGAATGAAGTCTGGTTATGCTTTCTTTAAATATCAAGAGAAGTTCCACGAAATCCCAAAATTAGGACAGATTGCACCAATTACTCCTAGTCGTGAGATGGAGAAGTGGATACTTAGTAGACAAATAGCTTATAGAGCAATTAAGGGGAAGAAATGAATATCTTATTTGATGAAAATAATGAATGGTTTGGTATGCCACAATTTGAACAAGACAAAATTAAACCTTATAAAGAATTAATAGTTAGATTTGAATGTGAAAATGATTATATTGATTTTCAATTATTACTTAATCAAAAAATGACCATTAAAACTAAAAGTATTTGGCATCCATATAAATCTCATTGGGGTTTAGAGAAAATGGTTTATAAAAATGAATCCTAATTATCCAGTTTATATTGTTTCAAAAGGCAGACCAAATAATGGTTTAACAACTAGGGCATTGCATGAAATGGGCGTTTCACATTATATTGTTGTAGAGGCTAAAGAATATGAATCTTATAAGGCTGGCAGATGTTTTGGTACTTTAATTATATTGCCTGATAGCTATAAAAATGATTATGAATTATGTGATGAATTTGGATTAAGTAAATCAACTGGCCCTGGCCCTGCTCGTAACTTTTGTATTGACCATTCTGCATTGCTTGGATTTTCAAGACATTGGGTAATGGATGATAATATAGATGCTTTTCATTATTTAAACAAAAATGAGAAATTTGAAGTAAAAACAGGTTCAACATTAAGGGCTGCTGAAGATTTTGTTTGTAGATATTCAAATGTTCCAGTAGCAGGATTTAATTACTATTCGTTCTGCAAAAAAACAGATAAAGTGCCACCTTATATTTTAAATACTCGCATATATTCATGCTTGCTAATTCAAAATGATGCTGGGTATCGTTGGAGAGGTAGGTATAACGAAGATACTGATTTATCTTTAAGAGTTTTAAAAGATGGATTATGTACTATACAATTTAATGCCTTTTTATGTGGGAAAATAACAACTCAAAGAATGAGGGGGGGGAATAGTGAAGAGTTTTATGATGAAGAGGGGACATTACCAAAAAGTCAAATGCTAGAAAAATTGCACCCTGATGTTGCTAAAGTAGTTTGGAAATTTAATCGCTGGCATCATTATGTGGATTATCAACCATTCAAAATTAACAGGCTTATAAAAATTATTGATACCAGTAATATGGATAAAATAAATAATTACAGCATGGTTTTATGCAAGGATATATAAAATGGACTTCTTACAATTTGCTTCAGCCAATGGCTTAGTGATTGACCGATTAGTGAGTGGGAGAATAGCTAGATGTGCTACTAAAGACCACCCACATAAAAAGAACGGGGCATATTTTTATGACGGAGATTGGGGATTTGTTCAAGATTGGGCTTCTATGCCTGAAATACAGCATTGGCAAACTGATAGAGTGATGTCTAATCGTGAAAAGTTAGATATGCAAGTCAGAATGGAAAGGCAGAAAGCCGACCATAAAGCCGAACGTGCAAGATTGAACCTAGAGGCCGCCAAAAAAGCGGTTGGTATACTTGCCTCATGTAAGGCAGATAAACACGCCTACCTCGCTAAAAAAGGCTTCCCTGACGCTATTGGCAAGACGATAGTGGTAGATGGTGAACATAAACTTTGTATCCCAATGATATTTAACAATCAAGTGGTGGGATTGCAGATAATTAACGAGATGGGTGAGAAGAAGTTTTTATTTGGACAGCGTACTAATTACACCTCATTCAACATTGGGGATAAAGGATTAACCGTAGTTTGTGAGGGATATGCTACTGGGCTATCTATAAAGACAGTTCTAAACGCATTAAAAATACCCTCTCAAGTGGCGGTATGCTTTTCAGCGAGTAACTTAACTAAGATAGCAAAGAAAACGGAATGTATCGTGATTGCTGATAATGATAAATCGGGTACAGGTGAGAAGTCTGCTATTGATTCTGGTAGAAGGTTTTGGATGCCTCCAATGGTGGGTGAGGATTTTAATGATGCTTGGCAATCGGAAGGAACTTTTAAAATGAGTCAAATATTAAGGGAATTTATCAATGGCTAATTCTGAATGGAAAATAGGGGATAACTGGTTTATGCAAAATGCTACTCATATCATTAGCAAATATACCTACAATTCTAATGGGGATTATAAAATACAGCTATGGGAGAAAGTTGGCTCTGACTTAACTGGCAGTATTTGTTTAGGTTCTTTTAGAACTTCTAAAGAGGCGAAAAATTATTATGCAACTGAAATTGAAGCGAAAAAAGTGCCGAGTGTGCCTGATTTATTTTGATGCACGTTCAAGCACTCAAGTAGTCTGTGGATGGGAATGTGCTTTTGAACTGACTGTACAAAAACGAATTAAAACTGAAAGAAAGGAAACGCGTGATGCAAAACTTAGACTTAAAACAAGAGCAGAATGGGCAAGAGAAGCCCAGACTGCTTTCAACAAATATATCCGTGAGCGTGATAGGGAACTCCCATGTATCTCCTGTCAGCGTGAACATACAGGGCAGTACCACGCAGGACATTACAGGAGTGTTGGGGCTATTAGTGGACTCCGTTTTAACGAGTTTAATGTCCACAAACAATGCGCGCCATGCAATAACCATCTTAGCGGAAATATCGTCAACTATCGAATAAACCTAATTAAGAAAATTGGGATAGAAGAAGTGGAGTGGTTGGAGTCGTATAACGAGGTGGCTAAATATACGATTGAAGACTTAAAAGTGATTAAGAAGAAATATGTTGACAAGTTCACGAACATGAATAATAATGAATGAACTTAACAAGGAGAAACATCATGCGAGTTACAAATACTGAAGGATTGCCAGAGATTTTAGTCAAGATGGTATCAAGCCAACGTAAGCCTAAAGTTGATTCTATTAGCTGTACGGAGTTAATTGATAGTCCTGCTATCCACCACATGAAGTTAGAGCATTGGGATGACTTAGAAGTAGATGCTAGCGATTTGATTGCAGCAGGATTGGGAACGGCTTTTCATCACTACATTGAAACCTTTGCAGACCCTAAACATTCTGAAGTTGCATTAGATGGATTGTTTGGTGATTTTAGGATTACAGGTACAGCCGATTACATTGAGGATGGGGTGATTACCGATTGGAAAACTACTCGTGTTTGGTCAGTCACTATGTCAGACAAATGGATTAAGAAAGTTGAAGAACAACTTAACGTCTATTGTTGGATGGCTAGACAGCAAGGTGAAGAAATTAAATCACTCCAAGCATTGGTAGTTCATCCTGATTGGAAACGCAGTGAGATGATGCGCTCTGACAACTACCCACGTAAGAACTGGCAGATGTATAAATTTACGCCCTGGTCAGCAGAAAAGATTGAGCAATTTATATCAGACCGTATTGCTTTATTCCTAGATAAATCTTATCAATGTTCAGATGATGAAAGATGGGCTAGTCCTACTACATGGGCAGTGATGAAAGAGGGGCGTAAAAGTGCTGTGAGGGTACTTCCTAGCCATGTAGAAGCGTTATCTTATAGTGCGCCATTAGATGCTAAACATTCTATCGTAGAACGCACTGGAGAGCATAAACGCTGTGAAGAATACTGTTCGGTTCGTGCTATATGCCCTTTCAAAATTGTACGTGAGGTTATGGAAAATGAACCCGAATAATAACAGCCCAGTTGAACGTGATAGTACGGCCATGCGTACTTTTGATGATGAATCAGTGCCATATTTAAAATTATGTGCAGCTAAGATATTCATCCATATTCAGGATTATGTTGAATATAGAGCTAAAGTAGTAAAGCGTAAAAGTGACCCATTTAGTAGGAAGAATAGGGTAAAGGATAAGGATGGTATCTCTGCTAAATATTGGTTACTTAATGATAGTAGCTTAGAGCCATTCTCATTTATTTGGTGCTGTGAGATGTTGGACATAAACCATAAATCAGTTAGGGAAAGATGCCAAAATAAATGGCTACTTATTCTTAAAAACATGAAGCCAGATAATAAATTTTATATGAAGTATTTTTTAGAATTGGAGTTAGACCATGAGTGATGTTAGAAGTGTAGTAAATTTGATTGAATCGGCAGTAGGTGATGCGGATAGAAACTTTAATACCATTGGGGCTGCATTATGTTTAGTCGCTGATGAAAAGCTGTTTAAAGACTATGCCACCCACACTACTAGCATGGAAAAGTTCTTACGTGAGTTTAAGTTCTCACGGTCATGGGCTTGGAACGCTATGCGTGTTAATCGTGAGTTTGGTAGCTATGACTTAGAGAATGTGCCACATGATAGATTAGTGCGTATCTTACCGCTTCAAATCCCTGAAGAATACAAAACAGGATGGGTGGAAGCAGCTAGAGTGCTATCAGCAGGGGCTTTCAATGATGAAATCCGCAACTATAAAGGGTTAGTAGCAACAGATGAATGTGAGCATACGGATATTGAAACTATCCATAAATGTAAAGTTTGTAAAATGGTGATGAAATAATACATTAATTGCTTGACAACAATACACGCTCATGTACCATGTACTTAATTAAACAGAAAGGGGTATGAAATGGCAAATGATTTTTACATAGTAGAAGATGACGATAGACAAATGATTGATGACGAAGAATACTCTTTATGGGTATTTGAGTGTGCGCTTAAAGATTTTAATGAAATTCAAAGCCACAAAGAATCTCTTCATCTTTTAGATAAAGGAGATAATTGTGGAACTTGATACTATTACAGTAATTAGTCGCATAGATGCGGTTCGTGGCCAACAGTTTGATGTTTATTGGCATTATGAGTTAGAGGACATTGAAATTGACTCCATAGAAGAGCCTACAGGCGTTTTAGATTTGAAAGACATACTAATGCCTCAAGTGGTTGCAGATATTCGCTATTCGCTTAACGAAATGCTTGCTATGCGTAGAATAAACAATGTAACCAGTATGTTTACTCAAGAGCAGATAGATACAGGGTTTGCTAGTGAGTCTATGATGAATATTGAAAGGGGATGGGCAAATGAGTAGCAAAAATGAGATTACTGGTGATTTAATCAAATCAAAGCCAAGTGATATGTATTCAGAACACTTTGATGCAATATTTAGACCCTCTTTAGATATACTAAAGAAATTAACTATAATCCCTGAAGAAGAAGTTAAAGATTTGGAGTGGGATGATGATGCTGACTGAAGAAGAGATGGAAGAACTCCGTAAGCTGTTAAAGTTACCTAGAAAGGATGCCCAATGAAAATATCAATTGATTTAGATGATAACAGCCCATTATATGATGTGCTTGACTCTGTGGTACTGGGGTATCTTAAACATAGCCTAGATTTAGTAACAGATAAGTTTGTATCTACTCACCCAGATGACGTTAAGCAAGATAAGAAAGTAAAGAAAGCATTACTTGTGTTGATTGATTACTACGGTGGCTAATAGCTATAAATAAGTACTTAAACGGTTTAAATGCTTGTTAATGGATACATTTATATACTTTAGCAATTAGAGATAATGAATAGATGGGTTAGAGATAATAGTCCACACTTTATCTGACGAGACTATCCTTGAAACCATTACTGCTACTAGGTTTGAGGCATATAGGGTGAGCATTGTTTTCTAGATAAAGTATATAGTGTTTCTAGATAATGAATAGATACATGAATAGATACTTGAATAGATAACGAAAGCGTTAATACTGACAGAAAGTCGCAAGTTTTATAACGAAGGCGTTAAAAATGTTAGCTAGTACACACATTTGGTTCAATTTTTGCCAGTAATGTGTGACTTAACTAACTTCACAGGGAAAACAAAATGAACAAACACAAATGGTACAACGAGATAGTAGCATGGGCAATGGGGTCAGAGATTGAGCAATCACTTGAAAATGCATCAGGCTGGACTGATTGGCATAATGTAGTTACCCCTACATTTTATACAAGCGGTGCAGAGTTCCGCATCAAGCCAATAGTTAAAGAACCAAAAACTGGAAGGTGTTTAATCTGCCATTCAAAAGTTAATCTGGATGAAGAAATGCCACAACCTAAAGAGAAGAAGTATTTGTATGTGTATATATTTAATGGAACTGCAATGCTAACCGAAACGCATTCAGGGGCGGCTAGTGGTGGTAGGTATATGGGAAAGATTGAGGTGCAAGATGACTAAAGATTGGGAAGGGAACACATGATACTCCACCAAATGCGGATGCTTAACGGCAAAGTATTATTTGAAGGTCGCATGAAAACATTTAGGCGGTCAGATAGAAGCAAGCGACTGTATGAAGATATGGCAAAAATGAGGAAGTATAGATAAAAAGTATATACACCGAGCGGTAATAATCACCGCATAAACGACCGACTAAACGTAATAAATGACCGATAGGGAAAATATGACTGAAGCAGAACGTAATGAATTAAACGCTGCTTATGAACGTATAGAGCAGCTGCATAAAGAGATAGCACACTTGGTACAGCAACTTAAAGACAAGGAGAATGGCAGATGATTAATACTTTTGTGGCGGGGTTGATATGCGGATGGATGTACGTGACATGGGTAGTACCTAATTATGCAATTAAAGAAGTGCAACAATGTACGTTAAAGATAGGTAAGACGCTGGTTCAAGGCGATGCAATCTAATTTACGATAAAGGCACATTTTGAAAAACCCTATTGATGTTGAATTAAGAAGTTATGCAACGGTTAGGCAATTAGAATATTTAGATGCAATTGAAGAATGTGGTTCACAGCGTAAGGCAGCTAAGAAGTTAGGTATTGGTGCTACCAGTATTGATAACGCTATCAATTCTTTAAAGAAGAAAGCAGCATTAGCTGGCTACTCACCTGAACATGACATGACCAGGACAGTACCTAGTCCTTTTGTCGTTAAAGGTATATCTACTTATTACAATGCTGAAGGTAAGCCTAGCGGTCAATGGGTTAAATCTCAAGTAGATGCGGATAAGCGTGAACAATTCATGCTAGAAGCCATAGAAGCATTAAAAGAAGACATCCCGAGAGTAACATTAATGTCACCACCACCAATGGGGAATGACAAGTTGCTTAACTGTTATGTTATAACCGATTACCACATGGGTATGTTAGCATGGGATGAGGAGTGTGGTGAGAACTGGGATTTAAAGATAGCAGAAGAATTGATTATTAAATGGTTTGCACAAGCTATTCACCAGTCACCTGATGCTGATACAGCGATATTTGCACAGCTATCTGACTTCTTACACTTTGATGGCATGGATGCAGTAACGCCAGCTAGTAAACACCTATTAGATGTAGACAGTCGGTTCTCTAAGTTAGTTCGTGCTTCTATTAGAATATTGCGTAATGTAATAACAATGTTATTACAGAAGCATCAAAAGCTACACATCATCATGGCAGATGCAAACCATGACCCAGTTAGTCAAATATGGTTACGTGAATGGTTTAGTGTGATGTATGAGAATGAACCTAGAGTAAGCGTAGATACTAGCCCGAACCCTTACAATGCTTATGAATTTGGTAAAACTGCACTATTCTTTCATCATGGGCATAAACGCAATGTAGCTAATGTATCACATGTATTCGCTAGCCAGTTTAGAGAGATGTTTGGTAGAACTAAGTACGCTTATGCTCACATGGGGCATTTACACCACGTAGATGTTAAAGAGAATAACTTAATGATTGTTGAGCAACATAGAACACTAGCTGCCAATGATGCTTATGGTGCTAGAGGTGGTTATTTAAGCGGTAGA